TTGGAGCAGAGATAAAAACAAATACAAATCATTCAGACCCTAATTTTAAGGACTTTTATACTCCAAATGCAGAGTTTATTTATTCTACAATAGGAATACCACCAGAGGTTGCTTTAAGTAAATACGGTGGAACGTATAGTGGTTCTCGTGCTGCTCAAAAGAGTTGGGAATATAAAATGTTGGTTGAAAGGTCTAGTTGTATTTCTGAATTTGGATATAAGCCTTGTTATGAATATTGGTTCACAATCAATCTTTACAAAAACAATATTGATGCACCAGGTTGTCGTCAAGCAATAATTGACGGTGATTGGCTTGTTAAAAACGCTTATATGGATTGTAAATTTATCGGTCAAAAAGTACCTCATATAGACCCTGTAAAAGAAGCTAACGCTGTAAGAATATTACTTGGTAAAAAATACGAAACTATTCCGCTAATATCGGGAGAGCAAGCGTGTGAAAATATGAATACAGGAGATTTCGACGAAGTTCAAAAAGTAGCTGAAAGCGAAGTTGAAAGCAGTTATTTTTACGAAGAAGTTGAAGAATCGGAACCAAAAAAAGACGATTTAGAATCAAAAGTTGATAATATTTTAGATTTTTTAGAAAATAATTAAAAAAAAGTGTATTGAATTAAAATACATTTTATACATTTGTACTATGAAAGAAATATTTTTATATAGCGGAGTTTACAATTGGACTGTTCAAAGCATTTTAGAACAGATGAATGCTATTGGTGCTGATGTAGATATTACTTACAGAACTAATACAGGTGGTGGTGATGTTTTTGCTGCTCAAGGTTGGTTGGCTTCGTTAAAAACAAGAAGTGGTAAAAATATACAAGCTATTGAGGGTAACGCATCTTCAATGGGATTTTTTAGTGCTTTATATATGGATAAAGTTACAGCATTAGAAACTTCTGAATGTTTAGTCCATAGAGCTGATATGTATTGCTACGATGATGAAGATAGAAATATGCTTCAAAGAACAAATGATACATTTAAAGAATTAATGAAGCAAAGAATTGATGTTGCGGCTTTTGAGAAAAGAGTTGGAATGACAATTGATGCTTTTTTTGATTGTGGTAAAGATGGAATGATTCGTCACGAAGTTTGGTTATCAGCAAAAGATTTAGTTGCAATAGGATTAGTAAAAGAAGAAGATGTTTTGAAATTAACTCCTGAGATTGAAGCTTCAATCAAAGCGAATAAAATTGCTTTCGGAGAATATAGAGCAAAACACTTGACTGCAACTTTCAAAAATGAAATAGTAAATAATAATAATAATAATAATAATACAATTATGGAATTAACTAACGAACAAGTACTGCAAGCTGAAAGAGAGCGAGTAGCTGCATGGAATGTTTGGGCGAAAGTTGATGCAGATAAAGTATTGGCAGGTATAGCAAGTGGTAATTCAATTACACCTGCTCAAAGTCAAGAGTTTATGTTGGCATTAGCTGGTAAAAATGCCTTGACTGAAATAGAAAAAAACTCTACTAAAGAAATAGATGCTAATGACGATAAAAAAGTTGAGGCTGAATCTAAATCTAAAGTAGATGAAGATAAAAAAAGTGCTAACGCAGACCTTAATGCTTTATTAGCAGATATGGGTTGTAAAACAATCGAAGCGTAATGAGTATTACAACTATTAAGTCGGGTGGTCAGACCATTACGTCTATAGATACAGCAAATGTTGCTTTAGGTAACAATGAGTTTGTTTCTGCTACATATACAAACGGAACAGGTTCAGAGGTTGTTTTAGAAGAAGGAACAGTTTTTGGTAGAGTTTCTGCTACAGGTAAAGTTGCTATTTTAGCGCACGGAGCGACTAACGGAAGTCAATATCCAACAGGCGTTCTTTATAATAGTATCAATGGTAGTATTACTGTTGCTGCTGGTGCTTCTGCTACAGTTACCTTAATTACAAAAGGTAGTGTAAATGCTTCAAAATTAGTTTTTGCTGGTGCTACAACTGTTGCGAGTGTTGTTTCTGACATTCAATTGGGAGATAGATTGGCTCAAATTGGTTGTCAACTTGACACAGCTCTTGAACTTACAAATTTCGATAATTAATTAGGATTATGAGTACAAATACAATATTGCTCACAGCAGCAATGCAGGCATTTAAAGAGCGTAAAAAGCCTACTACGCATATGATGGGATTCTTCCCTGAAAAAACATACGGAACATCAATTATTCCTATTGCAGTTCAAAGAGCTACAGGTTATGCTTCTGTTGACGTTGTTCGTGGAACAAACGGAAACTTAAATAGCTTCTCTAAATGGTCTGAAAAAGAAATTATGGCTCCTGAGTATCACGAAAAATTCTCAATCAATGCTTTGAGAAGTTACTCTCGTGGATTCGGTGGTGATTTTAATTCAACACCTCAATCAGTTCGCGTTGAAATCGCAAACGAGATTGCTGATGGTTTAATGTCTATACAAGATATGATTGTTAGAGCACAAGAAATTCAATGTGTTCAAGCGTTAGAAACAGGTATCGTAACACTTGTAAATCAAGATTCAATTGACTACAGACGTAAAGCTGATTCAGTTGTTGATTGTGCTACAACATTAGGCGGATATTGGGATGTTAATGCTCCTATTGAAAAACAATTGCAATACGCTGCTAATTTTATTCGTCAAGTTGGTAATAACTCTGCAACTACTTTTGATATTACAATGTCAGGTAATGCTTGGATTGCGTTAAAAAATACAAATTTCTTCAAAACAACTGCTAATTACCAACAAGTAACATTGCTTGCTATCGGTAATCCTGTAGGAAGAAATGGCGCTGATTTTCACGGTCAAATAACTGCTGGTTCTGCAATTTTCAGAATTTGGACTTACGATGCGGTTTACGATAAAGTTGTAAATAACGTAACGACTACAACTCGTTTAACAGACGAAACAAAAGTAGTTATCACTCCTGTTGAAGGTGCTAAATTTGAAATGGCATATGGTGCTATTGACGGTATAGTAAAATCTAGCGGTGCATCTGCAATGTCAGGTGTAAGAATCGAAAAAATCAAAGCTGATTATTTCGCTTGGGATAATGTTGATTTGGAAAACAGAAATCACTTAATGCATATGGTTTCATCACCAATCGCACGTCTGATTACAGTTGACCAGGTTGTAACTTTAAAAGTTGTTGCTGATTTCAACGATATTCAAACAATATAATTTAATTCCCCACTTACTTTTGTAAGTGGGGGTATTTTTAACAATAACAAAATAAAATTATGAAAAAATTTTTAGGATTGCTATTTGCAATTATTACTTTATCGTTTAGTGCTATTGCTCAAAATTCAGCGGTTGCTCCCGACAAAACATTGTCTGCAACAGAAACAGGTGTAGTGTACGTAGGTGCAAAAACAACTGATAATATCGGTGTTGCTGGTGATAGTATTTGGACGTTTACGATTAATAAATCGAATGTCACGAAAACTTTGCCTTATGTTAATATGAAATTAGATAGAATCGCAGTTGGCGGAAGTATTCAAATTATATTATACGGTAAACCTACCAAAAATGCTACTTATGCTGGTTTAGATACAGTCTCGTGGAATAAAGGTACTGCTACTACTGTTATAGAATTAAATCCAACTGCTTATGGTATGTATGATTACTATTTAGTCAAGGTTGTTTCAAGCGGCAATGCTATAAAGGGTCGTATTGAGTATATGGATTTCAAGATTGTTCAAGAATAATAAAACCTACAGAAATGGCAAAGTATAAATTAAAAGCATTAAGCGTTTTCATTGATGGAAAATGCTTTTTAAAAGAGCAAAACACTATTTTTGACACTAAAGTTTTCCCGAAAGGTTCTTTAGATGGGGCAATTAAAGGTGGATTTTTGGAAGAAATTTCTGATGAATCTATCCTCGAAGAAATTGAAACTGAAATTGCTAAAAACGACCAAATTGAACTCGAAGAAGGTGATGTTGTTTCAGAAACTGTAGAAGAAGTTGACGTTGATGATGTTGTAGAAGAAGTTGTTGTAAAAGACGATTTAGTTCTAAACGCACAAAACATTGTCGGCAAGAAAAAATAACTATGGATATTAATACTAGGGCGAAAAGAGATGTAGCGAGGGTGTCACAACATACCTCGCTCACTTTTTATAAGACAATTAATGTTGGGGAAGTTACTGTAAAAGGTAGATTTTCAAGAATACATTTAGCTGTTGACCCTAATACTAATACCTTTGTAAACTCAAGAAAAGTTCAAGTAACAGTTAGTGAACAGTTACTTTTAGCAGAAGGTTATGTTGTAAGAAATGCAAGTGGTGAAGTGGCAATGCTTAATCACTTTTGTAAATGTATTGATGCAACAAACGTTGAAAAAACTTATAAAATTACAGAGCAATTCCCCGATGATACAGTAGGATTAATCGTATTCACATTAGGTTCAGTAAAACTATAAAATGACAGCAAAGATAAATTATATTATCCCTCAGCAAAGATTTGAAACAATAAGAGATGCTATTGCGTTAATCCTTAAAGAAGAATTAGCAAAACAAAAAGCATTAACTACAAATATTTTGTTTGATGCTGGTGTTTTTATCGAAAGATTTGTTACCTTTGACCATACTGAATGTCCTGCTATAAATGTTATCTATGATGAAACATTGTTTTCAAACAAAGATAACTTTAACAATACAGGTGAAATGCAGTTTTTCATTGACATAATATCGGTTGCTCAAGATTCAACAACAAAACGAGGCGACCAATTATCAAGCGAAAACCTTCATAAATTAATGGGTGTTATTAGATACATTCTTGATTCAATGGAGTATAGACTACTTAATCTTGATGCTGGAATAGTTCAGTCAAAAAAAGTAGTTAGAATGAGAGCGTTAAGTCCTGATAATACTTATAATGTAAGTGTATCAAACGATTCTCTTAATTCAATATCGGGCAGAATTTATTTCAATGTAAGAGCATCGGAAGCGGTATCTTTTAGTGAAACAATAACCGTAACAGAAATACATTCTACATTCACTATTGAAGATAGTGGTTTAGGATATAAAATTGTAGTTAATAATAATTAATATATAAAAAATGACAGCAATACAAAATTCATTAAAAACTAGAGCTGTTGGCTACTCCGTTTTAGACGAAGTATTTGTTCCGCAATCTAGTTATCTCCCAATGCGTGTAGCGTTATTTGGAGAGCCAAATACAGCGAATGTTGCGTTATTGGATTCAACACCATATCAAGTTACTTCGGCAGCGGATGCTGGTACTAAATATGGATTTGGTTCACCAATATACCAGGCAGCTCGCATCTTACTTCCTGTTTCGGGTGGTGGTTTAGGTTCAATACCTTTATTTGTTTATCCACAAACCCCTGATGTTGCAGCTACCGCAACTGTTATTGTTTTAGGCGTTGCTGTTTCGACTGCGGTTTCAAAAACAACAACTCATACGTTAAGAATTAACGGTAGAACAAATATTGACGGAGTTTATTATAATTTTAACGTAACAAGTGGTGGAAACGTTGCATCTGTTGTTAGTGCAATTACCGATTGTATTAATAACGTTTTAGCTTGTCCTTTTACCGCTGTTGCTGGTACAGGAATAGTTACCCTTACATCAAAATGGAAAGGATTGACTGCTGCTGATTTAAATATTGAAGTTTTAACGAATGGTGATGCTGCTAGTATTACATATTCTGAAACAAGCAATACTGCTGGAACAACAACTCCTTCAATTACTACAGGTTTAGCTGCATTAGGAAACGAATGGAGTACATTAGTAATTAATACTTATGGAACAGCTAAATTAGAAGAATTTGAAATTGCAAACGGCTCTGCTTTGAATAAAAACGGACGTTATGACGAATTAATGTTTAAACCATTTATGGCATTACTTGGTTCTGTAGAAGATGATAAAGACGATTTAGTTACTATCACAAACGCTTCTGCTCGTAAAGACCAAATGACAACAGTACTTTGTCCTGCTCCAAATTCAAAAGGTATGCCTTTAGAAGCTGCTGCAAATATGGCAATATTAATTGCCGCAAATGGAAATGATACGCCTCAAATTGGTTTAGGTGGTAAATCTTATTCTGATATGCCTGTTCCTGCAAATGGAATTATTGGTGATATGTCTGATGTTTTAAACAGAAATTTCTGTATGACAAAAGGTTGCTCAACTGTAATCCTTGAGAATGGAAAATACACAGTTCAAGATGTTGTTACAACTTTTGCTCCTGATGGTGTGGTTAATCCTAAATTCCAACACGTAAGAGATATTATCTTAGATTGGAACGTTGGTTACAATTGGAAAATAATTGTTATTCGTGATATTCAAGATAAAGCAGTTGTTTTAAATGATTCAGCAGTCTTAGTTGGCGGAACTGTTTCTCCAAAACAAATTAAAGCATTAGCTTGCGGTATGTTTAGCGACTTACAATCATTAGCTTTGATTAACGATGTTATTTTTAGTAATAATTCAGTAACCGTTTCAGTAAATGCTGGAAAATTGGATATTGCATTTAAATACAAAAGAACATCGGCAGCTAACCAAATTGGCACAGAAGCAGCAGTTGATTTTACTTATTCACAATTATAAAAATAGATTATCATGGCTTATGTAGGTTCAGATATATTAGAGGTTACTTATAACCACCCTGTAATAGGGCAAGGTACTTTCCAATGCAAGGCAGGGGAAGGAGTAACAATTGACTTGGGCGGTGTTCGTTCGGGTGATGACCGTCAAAACGTAACAGGTGGAGGTAAAAGAATTAACGTTCAAACAATGAACTGTTCACAATTCACATTAACTCCTGTATCTTGGGATAAAACAGGTAAAGATGAATTGAAGCAATTAAATAAATTAGTTGCTGACACAATCGGAGCTGTTTGGACTGTAGCATTCTTAGACGGAAACGTTTATAGAATGCAAAACGGTACTCCTGTAGGAGATATTGCTGGTGAAGGATATAATGCAACAATACCTTTAACATTACAAGGTGATGCATATCCTGCAACGGATAAAATTTCATAAAACAAACTCCCGAAGCAATTAATTTTGCTTCGGGTTTTATTATAAACCTAAAAAACAAATTATTATGTCAGTAGTAGCAAAAGAAGTCGCGTTAGAAGATTTAGAACGCTTTATG